GGGGGCCTTACGGCCCCCTACTGTCATCAACTGTGTGGGCTTTCTAGAAAGTTCCATATGGCACTGGTGATAGTTATGGGTTGTACCTGTACGTCTATGTTTTTCAATGTATTTAGTTACATGATCGACAGACTTAGTGGAGTGGAAACTCCTACTATGCACGTTACCCTAATGGTAGTAAAGACTACCCACATATTATTCAATCGTGGGAATAGACTAACACCTTATTCCTGATAGTTCGAGGTTAGCAGCCTGGCTATTAGAAAACACGAGAGGTAATATGATGAACATTCATTTAATAAATAAAGCTACAAAAAACTTTATTTTATTGAATGGTGTTATCAACCTAGTACTACTTATTCTTGTTAGATTTATATCTTACTTGATCTTGTCTTATGCTTTCTTTAAGTATATTTTAAAATATATCTTTTTGGGAAAACTTCCCAAACTTTCATCTATTAAAGGTGAAAGAAAGAAAGGAAGAAAGTTCATGGTAAGAAATGAACTAACGAGATACGTTTTACTAGTATCTTACATCCTTGGTGTCTCTTCACATGTAAGGTCAACCTTTGTATCTTTGGGATCAGTCATTTCTGAATTTTGGAAAAAGTCAGGAACGATTAATGCCACTAAATACTGGGCTGAAGTCTATAGACTAACTCTTGTTTATCTTTCTAATGAAAGGACTAGAGACCTTAAGACATGGGTGGCGCTAACTCGGTCAGGGTTGCCGAAGGCACTCCCCTCTTCATTGAGAATGATACTTGTTAGCCTAAAACAAGGAAACAGTGCACCTGACGTTATTAATATCGTCAGAGCATTGTTTACCGTTCTGTGTTTCTTTAGAGGTATTTCGGGGCATCATACCCCAAAATATGGTAGTATTACTGACCCTTTTTCAGGGAAAAGTTCTACACTTCCATTAGACTTACTGCAATCTGCAGTTAGATCTCTTGGAATCAAAAGATTCTCAGGTTTTAGGTCGACAAAGTATTTCATCCCTCAAAGAGCGGGTGCTAATGCTAACCTGGTTATAGTATCGATTGGTCTTGACCTTCTTGCAATGATGGATAGACCTTCCATATGGCTTAGTTATGTAAGATGGTGTATTAAGTATCAGCAGATTATGCTGCTATTCTACTTTATTGCCTTTTCCTTCATACTTTCTCCCTTTTATATTCTATATAAGGTATTTTACCAGATGAGTCTTATTCTTTTAAGAAAAGATTCATTAAGTAATCCCTTTTTTGAATTATTAGGGGTTAAAAGCCTTCCAAGTAATTTCTTACTTGGTAGACTTAGTATTGTTAAGGAAGCTAGACAGAAAGCTAGAGTAGTTGGGATCACCGATTGGTGGACTCAAATACTTCTTAAACCTCTTCATGACTACCTATCTGAGATACTAAAAGGTATACCAGAAGATGGAACTTTTGATCAATCTGGTCCAGTTAATTCCTTATTGTTCAACAAAAATACTATTGGTACTCTAGTAGATCCTATCGATAGCGTGGATTTATCCAACGCTACTGATAGATTACCTGTTAATTTACAGGCAGATATACTGAATACTATTGGTATTGATGGTGACTTATGGATGAAACTGTTAGCCAGAGATTATTATGTTCCGGATCTGGATAAATCTCTTAGATATTCAGTAGGACAACCTATGGGAGCTTATTCATCGTTCAACATGTTGGCTTTGACTAATCATGTACTAAATCAGGTTGCATTGAACTTGGCAGGTGTTAAGTACATTCCTGGAACTGGACAATATGCTGTTTTAGGTGACGACGTAGCAATTAAAGTCGGCCAAGCTGCTTCTATATACAAAGATCTTTTAAACGGTCTAGGTGTCGAAACTAATCCTATTAAAGGATTTAGTGGAGACATAATAGAGTTTGCAAAGAGAATTTATTTCAATTGTAAAGGTAAAGTTTTAGAACTTTCCCCAATTGGATCTAAATCTCTTGTTAATTCTATTAGAAACCCTTACTATCTTGTAAGTGTTTACTTGGATCTTAATAAGAAGTCCTTTGTTTATGATGACATGCTTGGTAGATTGCTACAGGTACTTTCGATCTTCTACAATAAAGTAGGAGTTCAATTGTACTTGTATGCATTTTGTATACTCGGCCCTCAAGGTGGTTTATGGCCAAATCCCTCTAGATCTAATCCCGATTTCACACCACTTACTGTAAGTGGGGTGAATTTCAAATCGGTGAAAGGATCTTGGGAAGATTTGGTTATAAATATCTTGGGTCTGGATGTTTATGAAATTAACGGGCTTTATGCCTGGGAATTACAGAAACTTTCAGCTAAACCGCAGTCCATTTACAGTGAACTACTTAAGATCTTTGATGAGTTAAGTTTACTTACATGGGTTACACCCATTTCTTTAAGTAAGCTTAATACTTATCACAAGTTCTCAAGGTATACTCTGGCGATCTACACGTCGCTTCTTGCTATCTTAATCTCTCTGCCTTTCGTTATTAAGTTAACACTTGACAGGTTTGTAGTCTTCGTTTCAGTAGAAGTATTGAAATGGAATAAGGTGAGAAGGTTTGGAAAACAAATTCCAATACCAGTTCATCTTCATCACCTTCCCGAACTTAACCCATTTAAAAGTGGGTTTAGCTTAGGAGCTGTTCTAGATTTCTTTAATTCTGGTATGTCCAGTTCAAACATGTTCCCTTATAAGGGGGAAGAATGGTTGGCTGAATTTAATCAGTTTAAAGAACTAAATCAGTTAAATGGTGATGATCCAATTAGATACTTCATGTGGGATTATCATTACTCGACTCCTTTTAATGTTATACTTGATAAAATCTCCATGACCAACTTGATGGATGAACTTAGCGCTATGAAAATGGCGAAAAGTTCTCTATGCTTGTCTGATCATTGGGGGAAAGTTATCAGTGACATGAAAAAGGCCAAAGTTAAAAATGATAAAAACCGAAGAAACAAAAGAAGAGGGGGTAAATCCTCTCTTTAGACATACTTGTGTCGGTTAACCCTCATCGTTATGGATTCCGTTGGTTAGAAGCCTGGAGTGAAGTTACTCCCCTAGTAAGGGAAGCTATTCAATTAGCAGACGAAGAACTCCCGGTTCCATAATTTTCCCTTTAGTGGGTAGATGAGGAAACGATCAGACATCGAGTAAGATATTGGTTAATGCTCCAAGAAAAAGCATTCCGTGTGTAAATTCAGCAAAAGCTGCACCGTCACACGGTAGTACCCGATAGGGT